CAAGCGCAGGAAGGTTGCGGAGAATGATGCCAATAACTTGAAGAATTACCTGGCATACTGCTTGAATTATGAGCCGTATAAAAATGGCATCATTGACATCAGATTCCGCACTACAAAAGCTGTGAATATTCTCGATGAAAATCTGATTGATGATCAGTACATGGTTATCAACAAAACACCGAGCAAGACAATGATCAAGGCAGCCATCGAAAGCGGTGAAGACGTTCCAGGTGCAGAGATTGCAGAAAGGAGAAATGTAATTATTAAATGATTTCAACGGGAGTGATTCCGACAGCTAAGAAAGTTGTCATTTATGGTGCTGAAGGTATCGGAAAGAGTACGCTTGCGAGCAAGTTTCCGAATCCGGTATTCATTGATACAGAAGGATCTACCAAGGCACTTGATGTCGCACGTTTCGAAGATTCTTCCACATGGGAGAAGATCCGACAGAATGTGGCTGCTATCGTGCATGGTAACTACGACTATAAGACTATCGTGATTGATACGGCTGACTGGGCTGAACGCAGATGTATCGAGTATACATGCGCTAAAAACAATCAGAAAAGTATCGAATCATTTGGCTACGGCAAGGGCTATACCTATCTGAAAGAGGATTTTCAGCAGTTGCTCAATGACTGCGATGAGGCCATTGCAAGAGGCATCAATGTGGTGTTTGTCGCTCATGCTGTTATGAGGAAATTTGAACAGCCTGATGAGCGTGGCGCTTATGATCGGTGGGAGTTGAAACTTGAAAAAAAGGATGCGCCTCTGTTGAAAGAATGGTGCGATCTCCTGCTGTTCTGCAATTACAAGACCATCGTAGTCGATAAGAAAGCCCATGGCGGTAAACGTGTCATGTATACGGCTCATCATCCTTGCTGGGATGCCAAGAATCGTTATGGATTGCCGGAAGAGTTGCCTATGGATTATGAAGGTATTAAGCATCTGTTTATTGATTCGCCGACAGATAGAACAGAACCGACACCACCGAGCAAATCGGTACCGGTTGAGCTTGCTCAGCTGATGAAGCGTGATAAAGTAACAGATTACGACATTAAGCGTATTGCATCCAGCAAGGGATGGGCTGATATTTCCACGCCTATCAATCAGTACCCTGCTGATCTGATCAATACACTGGTCAATCAGTGGAACAAGGTTAAAGAGTTAGTAGCATTAGACATCAATTCTGACGTAGTGCCATATTAAGGAGGTAAAAAATAATGAGCGAATATGTCAACAATAACAATAGTGAAGCCCTTGATTGGGAAGATGAAATTGAAGAATCAAGTGGTTTCGTATTACTCCCCGATGGAGATTATCGTTTCACAGTAACAGGTTTCGAGCGTGGATACTTCCAGCCGACTCGGCAGGATTCCAAGATTCCGCCCTGCAATCAGGCAGATTACAGTCTCACAATCGAATGGAAAGACAGCGCTGGAATCAGCAGAACTAATGTCTTGCATTATCGTTTGAAGTTGACAAGATCCCTGCAGTGGCTGATCTATGAGTTCTTCGAATCAATCGGTCTTCGCAAGAAGGGGGACGGTACTACAAAAATGCCGTGGGAGAAGGCAATTGGATGCTCAGGTATTTGTGAGATCGGACATCATGATGCCAACGGCAAAACCTATAACGATGTAAACAAATGCTACCCTGTCGGACTTGCGCCGACAGTAGTCAAGAACGAACAGCCTGCATCTTTCAATAAATACACGTTATGAAATTAAGACCGTACCAGGAAGAGGCGGTCAATGCCATTGAATCCGGTTGGAATGAGTACAGGAAACAGCTTCTTGTGCTCCCCACCGGTACAGGCAAGACCGTAGTCTTCAGCAAGGTGGCGGATGATGTGCGGGATCGTGGTGTGCTCATTATGGCGCATCGTGATGAGTTGATCGAGCAGGCAAGGGATAAGTATGCCAATCTCACCGGAGATATTGCCGGAAAAATTAAGGCTGCGGATAACTATATCCTTCCGGTAACAGTTGGATCGGTGCAGACGCTGATCCGCAGAGAGTTGGCATGGAATCCGCATACGATCATTGTGGATGAAGCCCATCACGCATTATCTGACAGCTATCAGAATATTCTTAATAGATATCCAATGTCTAACGTGCTCGGTGTTACAGCCACGCCAGACAGAGGCGACAAGAAAAGCCTTGGAAGATACTTCGATAATCTCGCCTATGAATATTCACTGAAGCAGGCTATTGATGACGGATACCTGTGTAAGATGGTTGCAAGAACCGTACCGCTTCAGATCGATCTGAACAGCGTTAAGGTACGTGTCGGAGACTTTGAAGTAAATTCTATCGCCGAAACGCTTGAGCCGTATCTTCCACAGATTGCACGTGCTATCAAAGAGTATGCAGGAGATCGCAAAACGGTAGTTTTCTTGCCATTGGTAAGCATTGCTCAGGAGTTTACTGATATTCTGAATAGCATCGGCTTGAATGCAAGAGAAGTGAACGGAAACAGTCCTAATCGTAAGGAAACTATTGAATGGTTCGACAAGGCTGGTAAAGGATCTGTATTGTGTAATGCCATGCTCTTAACAGAGGGGTGGGATTGTCCTTCAGTTGATTGCGTTGTAGTACTTAGACCTACTAAGATCCGTTCTCTCTATGTGCAGATGATCGGCAGAGGTACCAGATTGAGCCAAGGGAAAAAGAACTTGCTGATTCTTGACTTCTTGTGGATGAGCCAGAGACATAATCTGTGCCGTCCGACTGACTTGGCTGCGGATAACGAAGAAGATCAGAAGGTGGTACAGGCTAGATCTGAACAAGAAGAAATTGATCTGTTCGATGCCGTATCTGATGCGGTTGAGGCTAGACGCAATAAATTGGCTGAAGAATTACGAAAACAGGCAAATAAGAAATCGAAGTTGATTGATCCGGTTCAATATTTCGTTGAGCTTGGTGATATGGGGCTTGCAGACTATGAACCATATTTCAAATGGGAGTATGATGCACCAAGTCAAAAACAGATTGATCTGTTGAGCAAATACAAGATCAATACAGACAATCTGACAAAAGGATCTGCAACGAAGATCATCAGTAAGATTCTTGATCGTCAGAAAAAGCATCTGTCTACTCCTAAACAGATTAGTTGTCTGAAGAGATTCGGCTATAAAGATGTAGAACTATGGTCGTTCGATCTCGCTAATAAGAAGATCTCTGAATTAGCAGCAGTTGGATGGAAGTCGTACAGATTAGCAATACCTCCGGAGGCATATCAATGGACGATAGACTCTTAGAGGCATTGAGCTATATAGATCCTGATGTGGAATATCCAGATTGGGTGAAAGTTGGCATGGCGCTCAAGCACGAAGGGTATCAATGTGAAACATGGGACAATTGGAGTGCTAAAGGTGATAAGTATCAAGCTGGAGAATGTGGCAATAAGTGGGATTCATTCGATGAAGATACAGATACCATCGTAACAGGTGGCACGCTTTTCACGATTGCTCAACGATATGGATATGAAACAAAACGCTATACGTCTGACGCATTCGGTTGGGATGATGAAGTAGAGGAAGTAGGTAGAAACTATAAGTTTATAGATTCGACATTTGTCACCGAGGAAAAAGTTCCTAAAATACCGAAAAATTATGATCCTGTAAAAGATCTGACAGCATACCTCGATGAGTTATTCAATGATGATGATTATGTTGGATATTGTGACAGGCTTACAGAAATCAAAAAGCCTGATGGCAAGATCAAATATGAACCTCGTAATGGCATCTATCGGCGAACAGCCGGAGAGCTGAAAGAAAAGCTCAAGAAAGGCGGATTCGAATCTGCATCTATTCAACCGGAATACGCAGGCGGTGCCATGATCCGAATCAATCCATTGGATGGATCTGGTGAATCTGATTCGAATATCAAAGAATATCGCTATTGTCTGATCGAATCAGATAAAGACAGCCTCGGTAAACAATATGCCCTATACAAGGAAATGAAGCTTCCAATCAAAGCACTGGTGCATTCCGGCAATAAAAGCATTCATGCCATCGTACACGTAGACGCTGAATCGAAAGAACAATACACGAAACGAGTTCTATTCTTGCATGAGTTTTGCAATAAGAACGGGCTGACGATAGATGGAGCCAACAAGAATGCAAGCCGTTATAGTCGTATGCCTGGAATTAAGCGAGATGGGCAATATCAATATGTGATTGATTACAATGTTGGATTTCCAAACTATAAGCAATGGAAAGAATGGGCAGACGGGCAGAATGACAATCTTCCGAAAGATGTAAGCCTTGCAGAGATCTGGAACAATATGCCACCGCTAAAACCTGAGCTTATTGAAGGAATTCTTCGAGTAGGTCACAAATTATTGTTATCCGGTCCATCCAAGGCAGGCAAGAGTTTTGCCCTGATGGAGCTTGCAATAGCTATCGCAGAGGGCGACAAGTGGCTTGATCACCAGTGCAAACAGGGGAAGGTATTGTATGTGAATCTTGAACTTGATGAAGCGAGCTGTTTCCACCGTTTCAAAGACATCTATGAAAAGTTGAATGTCAGACCAGACCATACCAGCAATATAACAATATGGAATCTGCGAGGTCGTTCGGTGCCTATGGATAAGCTGACACCGTTCCTGATCAGCCGATTCAAAAAGAAAGGCTATATAGCTATAATCATCGATCCGATCTATAAGGTGATCACTGGCGATGAGAATAGTGCAACGGAAATGAGCGAGTTCTGTTCATACTTCGACAGGGCAGCCATTGAAATTGATTGTGCTATGATCTATTGCCACCATCATAGCAAAGGCGCAGATGGCAAGTATGCCAATGCAGTCGATAGATCTTCCGGATCGGGAGTGTTTGCAAGAGATCCAGATGCAATATTGGATCTGACTGAGCTGAGAGCTGACGGATTGGTTGACAAGTACAAAGAACAAAATGAAAATGCCGTGGATACCATAACAGCATGGGAGTTATCCGGTACGCTCAGAGAGTTCCCACCGATACAAATCAATCGGATCTGGTTCGATTACCCAGTACACAAGGCGGATGTATGGAACTACTTAGCAGATGCCAAGTACAACGGATCCGGCACCAGGGGAATCGGTAAGGATCAGACTAGCAAGGAAGATCGAACTAAGCAGCTTGATGAAGCGTTTGAAGATATTGCATTCGGTGCGGATGCAGTCGATATGCAGAAGTTGCTGGATGCGTTGGAGTGGTCGGATCAGACTTTGAAAAAGCTTATTGGTCCAAAAAGCCATTTCGAGCCTGCAACATTATCTACTGGAGAAAAATTGGTTATACGAAGAAACCTTAATAGTTTCATGTATATGGCACATGAATACTTTAGACCTCAACACAAAAATCAGAAGTGGATGACAAAGCAGGACGATGCTCTTGAAAGAGCCAGTAAAAATGAGTGAGTTCTTAAAGAAGAAACCCTTATATATAGAGAGAACTAGAACTCACTCACTCACGGAGTATACGGGGAGAGGTCGCGCTACTCCTCTCCCCTGTATTACTTACCGTGAAGAGTGAAGGAAGTGAGCGCGAATTGGAACCGAAAACAGAAAACTGGGAACAGCGTCAGTTAATTCAATGGGCGAGATCCATTCCGGAATTACAGTACCTGTTCCATATACCGAATGAGGCTGTTGGTGGCAAGGGTTGGATCATCCGGAATCGTCAGCTTGGTGTGAAGAGCGGAATCCCGGATTTGTTCCTGCCAATACCAGCAAGAGGCTATCATGGTCTATTCATTGAAATGAAAACAAAGACAGGAGGCAGACTCAGTCATGAGCAGAAACTCTGGATCGATGCACTGAACACGTTCGGATACAGAGCGGTTGTGTGTCATGGCTGGGAGGAAGCAAGGATAGAATTGGAGGCGTATCTGAACTTGAAGACTTTGAAACTACGCTACAAAGATGATGTAGTGTATGAAACAGATCGGTACTATGAATATAACGGCAAGCAATATCTGCATGATGACATCCAGCTCGGGCGAATCATTGCAGAGATTGCCGTGAAGAATGGAATTGCCCAGGATGATTTGATTGAGAGACTGGACGCAGGACAGCAGAGGATGGATATATGACAGCTGTAATGGACGTAATCAATACGATCCACGGATATCATCCATCTGTGGTATTCCGTGACTGGGTGGAGCTGACAGCTATGGCATTT